CATCTATAACAGGTTACAATGGCTAAAGGCAAAAATCATTACCTAAACAATAAGGAGTTCGAAGAAACTATCAAGAATTACCTTGAGAATCCTTCCGAGTACGAAGACGAGCTCGTTTCTAAGCTGGATTTACTAATCACCAACATTATCCACACGTTCAAGTTCAAGATTGATCCTGATGATGCTAAGCAGGAATGCTTCGTGCTTGCCTTCAAGATATTAAAGAACTTCGATCCGAAAAATGGCTCAGCTTTCAACTATTTTACCACGGTATTTGTAAACAACATGAAACTTCTATACACAAAGAACAAGAAGTATGTTGAGAAAATACAAAGGTATCAAGAGTTTAAGAAGCCCGATTCCTACGGACCCGAAACTCCCCGGTAAGAGAATTCCATACTCGTGGAAGATAATCTTCCTTCCGAATACGACCCTTAACGGAAGATACCATACAAGGAGTGCTGGTAACATTGAATGCTACAAATGAATGTGGCAAGTCCCAGCTATTAATTAAATAAAGCGTCTCATCTCCTTTTTGGTTAACCCAGGAGGAGTTTACATACTCAAGAAGATTAGTGCTATACTTATCCCATTTGGAGTAGTATAGCACCTTAAAATCTGCGGAGCGTTTGTTTTTGATGAGGGAATTTAGAAGTCCTTCACGCTCAAGGGTAATTACTTCCCTAGTCATCGGAGGAACTCTTTACTTCTTCCATCATCTTTTTGCCATAATCCTCGAGCTCTTCACGGTCCTGAGTCTTTTTCTCATCTTCCGTAGTAACTCCAGCATCGCTAAGAAGAGTTTCTTTCTCTTCATCAGACATTCTATTGATGCGTTCAGTTAGTTCTTCCATAAAGGCTCCAATTCCTCGCATAAACAAAAAACGAGCGAAGTCATTATCACTCATCTCAGGTGGTTTAGCAGCCTCTTTCAATGCAGCCCATTGGTCGGTCTCAGCCTTATTCATTTTAATGTATAATTTCATTCTTCGTGGTCCTTCTTTTACTTTATAGTTACAGTTGAATTTATCAGGGTCTAGTTCGAATAGAGTGATTTTTTTTGTTTCCACGACCTATTATAGTTCAAGATGTCTAAGAAATCTCCAAAGGATTTAGAAAATTTTAAAAATGATTTCCATAAGAAGAAGAAGGTTAATAGCCGAGCTAAGGGAAGTGCTTATGAGAGAGCATTAGCAAAAAGATTAAACGGGAGATTTAATACTACTGAGTTCTGTAGAACTCCAGGCTCAGGAGCCTTTGGAAGTACTCACCAACTTCCCTCCTACCTCAAGGTGTATGGAGATTTGATTACCCCTGAAAATTTCAAATTCGTAATCGAAGCTAAGAAAGGGTACAATGTTACTTTAGAGGATTTATGGAGACCTAAAAGCGACTTCTATAACTTTATCAAACAAGCCTCTAAAGACGGTAAATTTGCTAATAAACCTTGGCTTCTGATATACAAGAAGGATAGGAAGAAAGATATTCTTATATGTATCGACCCGTTTCCTATCCCTGAGGTTATCCTTGTAAAAGGAAAATACTATGTTTACCTGTTAGAAGATGTTCTTGAGTTGGATGATTCCGAGTTTCTTACTTAGCAGCCGTGTCTATAATGTGACCACCTCTGCAATTAGATTCATACCTTAAAAATCCATCCTTAAATCTAAGACCTGATTTTAACAACCATTCTTTAGTATTTGGGTCTCGAATAGAAAGTTTTCCTGTCGGTGAAGTGTGAATTTTATAGTCACCGTTTAGCATAGCTATCAGCGTATCATCAACTAGCTTGCTTTGGGTAGTCTCATGTAATCCTTCCCCTATAACTCCTGCCGACATGACGCAATCTGCTGTTTGTGCTCCAGATATCAGATAATCGTGAGCCATCTTAGCCCTTAATTCTCTATCACTCTTCCCCATTGTAGTTTCGATGGACATAAGACCAGCTTGCAAGTCTACTACTTTTTTCTTATCAAAATTTTCAGGGTTTGCTTGGAAGGATTCTAAATCCTCTAGGATACGATGTGCTCTTTCCAACTCTGGACTTGCGAGATTTTTAATTTTAGCACTTACTTCTGATTTTACATGGTCTAGATTAGGAGGAACTCCTTTTACCCATTGAGCAGTAGCTGTTTTATCGGATGTAGAAGGGGGAGTAAGGTTGCTAAAAGCACTTACTATACGTCCATGAGCTTCTTTTTCCCGAGCTCTTGCGCTTGAAATTGATTGTATGTGTTCCTCACTTAGTCCTGCTTCTCTCAAAGCAATTAGATGTCCCTTCATAACAGAATCCCCAGACTCGGAGTTTAAGGCATTACTTGCAACTTGAGTTCCCATTGCTATGTCTTTAGTTCTAAGATTTGTAGGAGGAGCATATGTTTTTATATTAGTACCTACATGCCCTTGGTCTGCTGCCATTCTTCTTTTCCCGCCTTTTGGGGAGGTGGAGCCTATTAGAGTTAAAAACTCATTAGCTGCAGCTACAGAGTTAAATAAAGTTGCCGAATCCTCATTAAACCTTATATGGTCGTTGGTATTAAAAGGAGAGTTTTCAGGGGAAACGTGCCCTTTTAACTGGGAGATATCTTTTCCGTTGAGGAATTTTCCTGTTTGTACAACCTGTGCTTCTAAAGTCTCAAGAGTTCGGAATGATTTTGAGGTTTTAGAATCAGTAAGCATAACTGTTAGAAGTTTAACGGCTACGGAAACTCCAGGATCATTCATATCCGCACCTAAAGAATCTAGCAATCCTGCCAATTCCTCATATTCATATCCTTCTGGGATCGGCATGCCGGGGTTATTGTCTAGGTGGGTAACCAAGGATCTAAACCCGTCAAACTGTCTGCCTGTAGTATCAGCCAGTAATGCAAGAAATTCAAGAACTTTTCTTCGGCTTACTTCATCATTAGGATTTTTCCGTAAGTGACCTACAAGACTTAAGATTTGAGGAGCGAGTTCTCCGAAGTCCGATCTCGCGGTTGCAAATTTGCAACCTTTTGAAGATGAGGCTTTTATGCACGGAACATGATTTCCTTTTTCACTTACTTCTTCCCCACATATAGGTTTATCGCCGAACTCATCAATTAAATCTTTAAAGATATCCTCCCTGCCTGGTCCAGAAGAAATTCTAATACCGTATGCTCTATCCCTAGAAGAAAGAGCTATACCTTCTGGATCATCATTACTAGGAACATGTTTATACCCTGCTAACATTTTTGGAGGGTTTGCTCCATCTTTAGACCCATAATAAATAGTTTTTCCTCCTTCCCTCGTGAAAAATCTATCTAGTACTTCCCTCTCCTTGCTTCCTTTGGGGGCTGTAACACACTTATCTGAGGCGTGATTCTCTACTACATCTAGAAGGGTTGTTAAATCTTCTGCGAACTCTTCAACAGTTTCCCGTGAAACTTCCAAACTATCCCCACTCATTGACCTGATAAGTTTACCGACGTTTTGCCAGGTTCTGGAATCTTCGCCTACTAAGGCATTTACCAACCCTTGAGTAGCTTCTAAAGCCTCTTCTTCTGCACCTAAAGCCTCTTCCTCGTTTCTACCTCTAATACCATAAGCTGTAGCGGATTCTGCAATTCTTGAGAATTGACGTTCAAGCAGTTGTCTAGTTGCTCCTCCACTTTCCTCATCAATATTTCTTACCATTTGAGATCTTTGCTGGGGCAGGGTGTCTTCTTCCCCTTCAGGCTCTTGCTGTGCAGCGGCAATGCGAAGTTCTATGTCAGCAATAAAACTTTCAGCCTTGGCGGATTTTCTTTTATTCCCCAAACCTTTTAACTCTACCGTCTTCCCAAGCATGGGTTCCAGCTCTCTTTTTTTCATTTCTAGAGCTGAGATGTAAGATTTGGTATCCTTAGCACCGAGACCTCGTTTTCCTAAAACCGCATTGTAAAATGAGTTAACACGCTGTCCCTCTACAAGAAGACCTTCAGTGAAAGAGTATCTCCGCTTTCTCAGCTGAGAATAAGATTCAAGAAGTTCTTCGAAGATGAGCATGACCTTTAAAATAAATAGGGAATGCCTCTTCCGAGACATGCCCTATTATAGAAGTATTTTATAATTATTCCAGACCTGAATACTGAACTGCGAAATCATACCGGATTTCTACTTCAATAGTGTGAAATTCGTTGGTCGAGTAATTAAATTCAGCAAGCTTCCAAGACTTAGGGTATGCTCCGTAAAGATGAATATGCTTCACAGGGAACATCGCGTTGTCCAGCTGATAGATTCGAATATGAGACTTAAACCCTCCGTTTCCTTGAAGGAATTGAGGAGTAAAAGTTCCAGTAATCGGATCATAGGTATTTTGCATCCATCCGTAGAGTTTAGATGCAGTATCTCCTTTAACCAAATTATCAAAAGTAATTGTTACGGATTCGGGAGTAACCTTTCCAGGGTAGTGAAACTTATCATTTACACGATCTACCACAATATCTTCAGAAGCAAATCCAATCTGAGATACTTGCTTAGCAGCGAGGGTTAATTGTTCTCCTTCACTCATACCAGCAGGAAGATCAATTTCGACCTCCCATTGATATGCGCGATAGGATTCTAACCCGTGAGAGAGCATTGGAAGCTCCCCAGTATTCAGGGTTCTTTGGGTTTGAGTTGCGTAGTATGCGTTAGCCATTTACTTTATATATGTTTTCTGTTAACCCAAGTCTGCTGACTGGTTGGTTAGGTTGAGCTCGAATACGAGTACTTCAGCGGTCTTTGTGGGCTTGATCAGAACACGGCACCACAATTCGTTTCTATCTACCCGAACAGGAGTATTTGTGGTTTCGTCACAAACAACTTTAAATTCGGTAATACCTCTACGACGACGGATATCATCTAGAGCAGGTTCGAGAAGTTTAGTTACTCGATTCCAAGTTACAGGATCATTAGGTTCGAAAATCAAAGCTCTTGTAGATGCAAGAACCATCTTACGAATAACAATCATCATTCTACGAACATTAATTCTGTCCAAAGCACTAGGAGTTCTTTGGGTTGTTCTTTGTCCCCAAATTACGATTCCATCTTGTGCGAACTTAGCAATTGGATTTACAGCATTTCCTGGCTGATAGAGAGAATCTCTATCTCCTTGGTTGAGATTTA